TTTAAAGAAACATGGTATGATTACATTGATAAAGAATTTGCTCGTAGAGAAGAAGGTTTTTGGTTTTATAACAAAGGCAATCCTACTTACATTACTGGCACTCATTATATGTACCTGCAGTGGTCCAAAATTGATGTTGGGAAACCAGACTTTAGGGAGTCAAATAGATTATTCTTCATTTTCTGGGAAGCTTGTAAGGCAGATTCAAGATCCTATGGGATGTGTTACCTTAAGAACAGGCGTTCCGGGTTTTCTTTCATGGCATCAGGAGAGGTGGTTAACCTGGCAACCATATCGTCCGACAGTAGGTATGGTATATTATCAAAGTCCGGTCCTGATGCTAAGACCATGTTCACAGATAAGGTGGTACCAATATCGGCCAATTATCCTTTCTTTTTCAAGCCAATACAGGACGGAATGGACCGTCCAAAGACCGAGCTTGCCTACCGTGTCCCCGCAAGTAAGCTCACCCGTCGTAAACTTACCGCCAACGAAACCGCGCCCGATCTCCAGGGATTGGACACCACAATCGACTGGAAGAACACCGGGGATAACTCCTATGATGGGGAGAAACTCAAACTCCTCGTCCATGAAACCACGTTAAGATTAGGTAGTAGAATTATTGGTAAATGCATGATGGGTTCAACCTGTAATGCATTAGATAAAGGAGGAGATAATTTTAAAAAATTATATTATGACTCAGATGTCACAAAAAGAAATGCGAATGGACAGACTCGTTCGGGACTCTATTCTTTGTTCATACCTATGGAATGGAACTACGAAGGATACATTGATTCTTATGGAGTACCTGTTTTCGACACTCCAACCGATCTTGTTAAAGGACCGCAAGGATTACCTATAACATTAGGAGTTATAAGTTATTGGCAAAATGAAGTTGATGGATTAAAAGATGATCAAGATGCTTTAAATGAATTTTATAGACAGTTTCCTAGAACAGAGGAACACGCGTTTAGAGATGAAGCAAAGTCTTCGTTATTTAATCTTACTAAGATATACGAACAAATAGACTGGAACGCGGAAACTAGAGATACAAGTGTTACTCAAGGAAATTTTCAGTGGGTAGGCGGTATAAAAGATACTTCTGTTATATTTGTTCCTCAAAACAATGGTAGATTTTTTATATCTTGGATACCACCTATAAGATTACAAAATAATTTAATACATAAATTAGGTAAAAAATATCCTGGTAATGAACATTTAGGAGCTTTTGGATGTGATAGTTATGATATATCAGGTACGGTGGATAAGCGTGGATCAAAAGGATCACTGCATGGATTAACTAAGTTTAGTATGGAGGACATACCACCTAATCATTTCTTTTTAGAATATATAGCTAGACCACAAACAGCTGAAATATTTTTTGAAGATGTATTAATGGCTTGTATATTTTACGGAATGCCGATACTTGCTGAAAACAATAAGCCTAGATTGTTATATCACTTTAAACGTAGAGGATATAGAGGTTTTGCAATGAACAGACCAGATAAAATATATAATAAATTATCTGTAACAGAAAGAGAAATAGGTGGAATACCTAACTCTAGTGAAGACATTAAACAAGCACATGCTGCGGCAATAGAAAGCTATATAGAAACGTATGTAGGATTACGTGATGATAATACATATGGAGATGTTTACTTTCAAAGAACTTTAGAAGACTGGGCTAAATTTGATATAAACAACAGAACAACACATGATGCTTCTATTAGTTCAGGGCTAGCTATAATGGCTTGTAATAAAAATAAATATAGACCTGTTCCTAAAATTATTAGACAAAATTATGATTTAGGAATAAAAAAATATGATAATAGTGGGTTGTTATCTAAAATTATAGATTAAATGAAGAGTATATACACTAATGGTAATAGTATTTTCCCTAGCCAAGTGGTTAGTGATGCTGAAAAAGCTAGCTGGGAATATGGCGAGCAAGTTGCTCAAGCTATAGAACAAGAGTGGTTTAGTCAAGGTAGAACAAATGGAAATAGATATTTGACTACTTGGAACAACTATAATAGATTAAGATTATACGCAAGAGGTGAACAACCTACTCAAAAATATAAAGATGAATTATCTATCAATGGAGATTTATCATATTTAAATTTGGACTGGAAACCAGTTCCTATTGTTTCTAAATTTGTAGATATATTAACTAATGGTATATCTAATAAAGATTACGATATAAATGCTTTTGCTCAAGATCCTCAAGCATTAGAAAAACGTACTAATTACGCTGAAATGTTAGCACAAGATATATTTGCTAGAGAAACAATGGAGCAGATAGTGCAAAAATTAGACACAGCCTTGTTTAATACAAGTATTCCTGAAGATGAACTACCTCATAACATGGAAGAACTAGAACTACACATGCAATTAGATTATAAACAAGCTATTGAAATTGCTGAAGAAGAGGTTATTACTCAAGTTTTAGATTATAATAAGTTTGATTTAACTAGACGTAGAATAAACTATGATTTGGTTACATGTGGTATTGGTGCTTGTAAAACAAATTTTAATACTGCAAATGGTATAACAGTAGATTATGTAGATCCAGCTTATTTAATATATTCTTACACAGAAGATCCAAATTTCGAAGATATATATTATGTTGGAGAATTAAAAGCAGTTACATTACCAGAAATAGCTAAACAATTTCCTGATATACCCGATAGTGAGTTAGAGAGAATACAAGAATATCAAGGTGATAAAACTTATATGTATGGTTATGGATATGGTCCTTGGGATCAAAATACTATTCCATTATTATATTTTGAATATAAAACTTATAGCGATCAAGTATTTAAAGTAAAAGAAACAGAGTGGGGATTACAAAAAGTAATACAAAAAGATAGTAGTTTTAACCCACCACCAAGTGAAAATTTTGAAGCAGTAGGAAGAACAATAGAAACTTTATATAGAGGAGTAAAAGTTTTAGGTACAAACATTTTATTGAGATGGGAATTATGTCCTAACATGACAAGACCAAAAGCAGATACTACAAAAGTAGAAATGAATTATGCTATATGTGCTCCACGTATGTATAAAGGCCGTATTGATTCTACAGTAAATAGAATTACTGGTTTTGCGGACATGATTCAAATAACTCATTTAAAGTTACAACAGGTTATAGCTAGAATGGTACCAGATGGTGTTTTTTTAGATATGGACGGTCTTGCAGAGGTTGATTTAGGTAATGGAACAAATTACAACCCATCCGAAGCATTAAACATGTATTTCCAAACTGGTTCTGTAGTTGGTAGATCACTTACGCAAGATGGTGAATTAAATAGAGGTAAGATACCAGTGCAAGAATTACAAACTGGTAACGGTCAAGCAAAAATACAAAGTTTAATTAGCACATACAATTATTATTTACAAATGATAAGAGATGTGACAGGATTAAATGAAGCAAGAGATGGTAGTTTAGCTGATAAAGATACGTTAGTAGGTTTACAGAAAATAGCTGCACAAGCTTCTAATATTGCAACTAAACATATTAATAATGCTAGTTTATATATTACACTAAGAATATGTGAAAATATATCTAAAAAAGTTTCAGATATGTTAGAATTTCCATTAACACGTAACGCTTTAAAACAAAGTATTACTTCTTTTAATGCAATGACACTAGAAGAAGTGGATAAATTAAACTTACATGATTTTGGTATATTTTTAGATCTTGAACCTGATGAAGAAGAAAAAGCTCAATTAGAGCAAAATATTCAAATAGCACTATCTAGTGGGGGTATTGATTTAGAAGACGCTATTGATATTAGACAAATACGTAATTTAAAATTAGCTAATCAAATGCTAAAACAAAAACGTAAACGTAAACTAGCTAGAGAAAGACAGTTGCAAATGGAAATGAATCAGCAACAAGCTCAAATAAATAGTCAATCTCAACAAGCAGCTGCAGAATCTGAGGTTGCAAAACAACAAGCTTTAACTAGTGAAAAAGTAAACTTTGAAGAAGCAAAATATGATAGAAGAGCGTAAAGACAAAAGAACAAGAATAGCTGGGACGCAACAAAGTGAAATGATTAGTCAGAGAAAAAATAATTCTATGCCTATAGATTTCGAAACTCAATCAGTTGCAAGAGATATTAACAACTCCCAGTTGTAGTATTAATTATTTAATTATATTTTATTATGGCAGAACAAAAAGCGGCCGTAGAGGTCAAACAAGAAGGTGAATTTACTTTAAAAGGTGTCAAACAAGAAGGTGAATTTACTTTAAAAGGTAAAAATAAACCTAAACGTAAGGTAAAAGATTTAGGTAAAACTAAAAATGAACCTGTAAAAATGGAGATTAACAAACCAGTAAAAGAAAAGGTTGAAACTCCTAAAATTGATTTAACTAAAACAGAAGATAATGCCGTTCAAGAGCGAAAAACAGAGGAGATACCTATGGGCGACAAACCCGAAGTTAGCAGAGAAGTGGACCAAGAAGTACGGGTCAGCAATACAGATGATAAAAAAGATTCTCCACTCGAAGTAATTGAAGAAATTACAGAAGAAGTTAAACCAACACAAGAAGTAAAAGAAAAACCTCAACTTATTAAAACACCTGAGTTACCAGAAAATGTAGAAAAATTAGTTACATTTATGAATGAAACAGGTGGCACAGTAGAGGATTATGTAGAATTAAACAAAGATTATTCAAAGTTAAGTAATGATCAACTTCTACATGAATATTTAAGAAAAACTAAACCTCATTTAGACTCTGAAGATATTAATCTTATTATGGAAGATTATCAATATGATGAAGAACTAGATGAACAAAAAGAAATACGAAGAAAAAAGTTAGCTTATAAAGAAGCTGTTGCTTCAGCAAAAAAAGATTTAGAAAATAGAAAAACTAAATATTATGCTGAAATAAAAAACAGACCTGGAGTTAATCATGAACAACAAAAAGCTTTAGACTTTTTTAATCGTTATAATAAACAGCAAGAAACTATAAAGCAGTCTCAGGCGGATTTTAAAAATCGTACTAAACAAATATTGAACAATGATTTCGAAGGTTTCGAATATAGTGTGGGAGATAAAAGGTTTAGATACAAAGTAAAAGATCCTGCGACGTTAGCCGAAACTCAGTCTGATATTAACAACTTTGTAGGTAGATTTTTAGACAAAGAAGGTAAAATAAAAGATACTGCCGGTTATCACAAAGCTTTATATGCTGCGATGAATGCTGATAAATTAGCGTCTCATTTTTATGAGCAAGGTAAAGCTGACGGTGTTAAATCACTTGTTCAGCAATCTAAGAATCCATCTACTGATGCGCCAAGGCAAGTTGCCAGCGGGGATGTTTACGTAGGAGGGTTTAAAGTAAAGGCCATTAGTGGAGCAGATTCGTCAAAACTAAAAATCAAAAAACGAACATTTAATAATTAAAATTTAAAATTATGGCTTTAAATCCCCAGTTTGGCTCGATTATACCTAGTCAAACTCAAGAAGTCTTACAATCTAACTATTTACAGTGGACTGATCCTGCTGCAGCTGATTTTACATCATTTGCTCAACAGTATTTACCAGAGATCTACGAAGCTGAAGTTGAAAGATATGGTAACAGAACCTTATCTGGATTCTTAAGAATGGTTGGCGCGGAGCTTCCAATGACAAGTGACCAAGTAATCTGGTCTGAACAAAATAGATTACATATTGCATATGATAACTGTACAGTTGGTGTTGGTGATGTTATCACCGTTACTACTGCTGCTAACACTTTTAACGTTATATCTGTAAATTCTACAGTTGTAGTAATGGACGACTTTGGTAACGAAGCAAAGTGTTTTGTATCAGCTAGTGTTCCTGGTGCTCCAGGTACTATTACTGTACTACCTTATACTGCTGCAAATTTAGCTGCAGCTGGTATTGTTGGAAACGTAAAAGTATTCGTATACGGTTCTGAGTATAGAAAAGGATCTACTACTCCTAACTATGATGCTGTTACTGATCCAAATGGTTATATCAGTGTTGACCCACAGTTTACTCAATTCTCTAACTTACCTGTAATTATCAGAAACAAATACGTAGTAAATGGTTCTGATACTGCGCAGATCGGTTGGGTTGAGGTTTCAACTGAAGACGGAACTGGAGGATACTTATGGTATCTAAAAGCTGAGTCTGAAACTAGATTAAGATTTGAAGATTATTTAGAAATGATGTGTGTAGAAGGTGAATTAAACACCGGAGGTGCTATTGCAGCAACTTTAAAAGGAACACAAGGTTTATTTGCAGCTATTGAAGATAGAGGTAATGTACAAGTTGGTTTCTCTGCAGCTACAGGTATCAGTGATTTCGATGATATTCTTAGAAACTTAGACACTCAGGGTGCAATTGAAGAGAACATGTTATTCTTAGACAGACAAACTGCTCTTGATTTTGATGATATG